TCTATCTTCATATTGTTTACTCCAATTATTAAAAACTTTAATTTTTTTATTATAATCTTCTTCTGACCTAGGAGTATCAAAGTTTATATCATTACTCACTGCAACAACACCAATATACCCATCCTTTGTAAATTTAAGCCATACAATATCACGTACATCATTTAGATTATTAGTGATTTTATTGAATCATAATCAATACTTGTTGCACCTACCATAGGTGAACTCACTTTTTTCACACCTATATCATTTAAAAAATCATTTATATATTCAATAACCTTATCAATTGGGAATGGATTTAATTCGGCCTGTTTCTTTGCCTTTTTGAACCTAACATTACTATAATGAACAGAACTTTCTCTTGATCCGGGATTAGGTGTATTTACATCATTTTTAAAATATTCATTCATATTATAGTCTCCTGTTTCTAACTGTTTTTTACATCAACACTTTTTCTGTTCGAACTATACTTCCTACCCTTTCTTTTTAGGCCATCTTCAGTTTTCACAACATTACTTCTATTTTTCTTTTCTACCTGTACCGCTTCAAATTTTCCCTTTGAAATGATTGCTGGATGATTATTTTCGGATACATAATGTTCTTGATGTTCTCCCGTATTTAGTAACCTAACTACACCTATGTACTTTTCATTGCTCAGCATGACATCAATCGTTCTTTTACTCCACTTTTCTTTTCCAGTCGGTGTTTTTATTCCTAGTCTCTCTAATTCTCTTTTTATAGCAATAATGCTAAGGCCACGTAAATATAAATTAAAAATTAACCGAACATTTATAGCTTCTTCATCCTTTATAATCAATAAACCATCTTCATCATTTTCATAGCCATAGCATTTCCTATTATATAGTTTAGAAGTTCTTTGGGCGGCATGAGGTTTATATCCCCATTTAATGTTTTCACTTCGAGATTCATTTTCAGCTTGGGCAATGGATTCGATAATGGAAATCATCAAGGCACTATCCGTATCCGCTGTATCTAATCCTTCTTGTTCAAAAATAACACGAAATCCCAGTTCTCTTAATTTGTTCAACCTTCAAGTACTTCAACCGTATCTCTACCAAATCGACTAATATTTTTCGTTATAATAATTTCTATATTTTTTTCCTCACAATCTTTTATCAGACGATTAAATGCTTTGCGGTTGGACTTTGCTTTTCCGGATGCAATATCTATGTATGTATCCACAAGTAACCAATTAGGGGGTGGTAGACGCTGTTAATCTAGTTAAGGCCGATACTTGTGTTGTTAAACTATTTAATTGTTCCATACTGTTTGAACTTACACGACAATAAATTCCCACTCGTTTTTCGCGTTTAATAGGTTTGGGCGGAATAAAATGTACCTTGCGCTGATTTGACATCTCCTTACCTCCTGGCACTTACATTTCATATTCATTTAGACTAATTATATTCTACGTGTTTTCCGACTATATGATTAGTCTAAATATAGCACATTTTACACCTTACATCTAACCTATCAACTCCCCTACCAAAAAGTCATTCTATCAACTCAACCTAGAATTTCAGTGCTTCTAAAGCCAATAACAAAAAGGGTTCCGCCCGTTTATTCACATAAAATAAACTTAAGCGAAACCCTACAAACCTTATTCCATCAATACTTCAATTCTTCTTATCCATCCACCCTAGACATCAACGCCACACACTCCACATGTGTGGAATATAATTAACGTCGTATCACGTCTTAGGTTGAATAATGTTATTCCTAACCAATAACACCACTCTTGGATAGAATAAGACGAACTGGGGAGCTTTGTTCATTTGGTAGAGTGATTGTTCATAAAATTAATAAAACACTATACAGGCTCAAAAAGACACTACTTCATGGTAGTGTCTCTCTTTTTTATTTATCAACAAGTTTTTCAATGTTACTATTTAATCGACTGAGTTGTCTAATAATCATCCAGTTTTGCTCTGTTAATGTCGATAAATATGCTACTTTAGCGTGTTCTTCAGCTTTGGAATATCTTAAAGACATCCCAGCTCTAAGTAATCCATTTTCCGCTAAATTACTTGCTATCTTTTTAATGATAATCATATCTTTTTCATCAAATTCTTCTAGTTGATATTTCTTCATGAATTCAGCCATTTGAATATCTGCTTTAGTCATTTTAGGTTCTGTCTCTTTTCCGCTAAACAAAGCCATGTGTCTACACTCCTTCTTTCATCTGTCATTTACTATATTCGACAGAATATTTACATATTCCTGCGTGATAAGAGAATTTGATAATATGAATATATCTTATTTAGCAGGAAAATTCCACTTGAATACAGAATATTACATTATAAGACAAATTTAGAGGAGGGGAATTATGGCCGACATTAAAAGTCTAAACGAGAAAGAAATACTAGAAAGAATGGAAAGAGTTATATTACTTTTGAGATTCGAAGATGGTATTATATCCAATGATAAGCATAATCCTTCTGGAATAAGAACGGCTCAGTTTTTTAAAGAAATTTGGGAGAAAGAATTAAAAGAACTAAGAGAAACTTTAATTAAAATACGAAATCAAATGTAAAAAGCCCCTCACGATGATGTGAAGGGCTTTAACTCTATACTCTCTTATTAACTTCTACGCGGACTTTAGCGTACTCAGACGCGCTAATTCCGAGCGATTTGCGACGGTTTTCATGACCATTGCCATGTTTTCCTGCAATTACTTCATCAGCCATTTGCACAATCGACTTTTTAGGTTTAGGTCTTGTCATTAACTGATTAACTTTCGATTGCACTTGATCAGCATTGTAACCAGCTTTGTTTAGACGATTAAACGATCGCTACCATTACCCCACTTACCATCAATAACTTCTTCCGCAACCTCGTCTAATGTTTTTAATGGCGGCTTATTTTCAACAACTTTCGTTTTAAGTTTCTGTCCAGGCTTAATTAAGTTAGGTGTCTTGATGTTGTTTAACGTGATTAAATTGTCTACAGTCGTGTTCAGCTTTCTCGCAATCGAATATAACGTGTCGCCTGCTTTTACAGTGTAGTCACCGCTATTTTCAACGACAGGTGCATTTAATTCGTTTTTAACTAAGTTAATAAAGTCATTCCACCCAATGCCGTCCTTGCCCGCCATAATTTGTGCAGGACAATTCTTGCGCGACCAGTCATAATGACGTTTAACTTTATCGATAGTAAGATTTTCGTCTTTTAATATTTTTGCGACTAGTTTAGCACCATTTTTAACAGCTTGTTTATAGTCGCCATCGCTATTAATACAAATCTCAATACCGATTGAGTTTAAATTGCCATCACCTTGACCGTCTCCTGCGTGCCAGCATTGCGCATCATGCGGAAATGACTGAATAGCATCTTTATCATCTACCTGCCAATGCCAAGAAGCTGAACGGACGTTATCGCGTGATTGTAAGTTTGCGTGCGCTTGTGCGTTAGCTCCACGACTTGTGTTGCCAGTCTGATGTACAGTGATAAACTTTTTACCGTTTTTACTGCCATAAGTTTTAGATTTAATAACGACTTGTGATACAAGTTGAGTTTTAATATTCATTTTTACTCGTCTCCTTTTTTTGTTAAATTAAAAAGATGCTGCACTAAGCAACATCTTTAGTCATACCGTCACGTTTATTTAAGATTTCAAACAGTCCTGTTCCTGCAAGACCAGCAAATCCACCAGCCCACAATCTTAACACTAACTCAAAGTCAGTAAACGGATAAGAAATAGCACCAACGATTAAACCAACAACAACACTGATTAATGGTAAATAATTTTTAGGTAAATTGATTGTTTTCTTGACCAGTTCCACTACTGCTGTGACAATCGGCAATGATACTGTTGCAAATAATAAGACTTGTTCCATCATTTTTCCACTCCTCACAGTAAATTTGTAATCAATTGAAAAAGAGCATAGAAGACTGTTATTAACAATCCGCCTGCTCCAGTAATGTTTAATATAAGTTTCCAAAAGTTTGATAGCTTCATTTTGTTTGTTGCTAAGTGATGATCAATAAGCGTATTCAAAAGCTCTTTTTGCTCGTTACCCGTTTTCTCTACTGCATTTTTCACATCTTTCATTTCATGCGACATACTAGCAAATGTATTTTCTAGCGTTGTAATTCTACGCTCATGGTCCTGCCAGATTGGCATTTCTTCCACACCCTCTTTTTGTGACATAGTAACCCCCTTAAAAATTTAGACATAAAAATTATCGGTATATAAAAAGCACCTCGGAATGAGATGATTAATTCGTAATCTTAGTAGCCACTTCTTGTCTAACAATATCAATCAATACACTTGGCGCTTCATTGCTTTATATTGTTCTGCAGTCAGTGGAATATAACCATTTAGATTGATTGTTCGCTCTTCATTTTGACCGTTGAAATGTACCTGTACAGAATCAATCTGACCATCGACATAGCGCATGCTGACGTTCGTAATCTGGATATTCATTATTCGTCACCTCCCTCAAAAGCTTCATAAAGATTCGCATAATCATGAGCTTGTTGTCCGGACCAATCAATGTCGCATTCTTCAAGCGATTGTTTGACTGATTTGATTGTGACTTGATTATCGCCACCATCAATTACAACTTTCTCATTAAAAAAAGCTTCCAAATCTACTTGGAGCTTCTCTGTTTCTTCGATATCGTATTTGTCATCAATGATGATTGGCTTTCCTTCGTCGTCTTTTGCCGCATAGCTTTCCTTTAGTTTCTTTTCTTCCTCTGCTACATTTTTCAACTTGTCACTCAGCAAACGAATGAGTCGTGTCCGGTGTACGGATTTTAAACCTTTCAACTCAAGTCGATCTAATATCTGAATGGCACCTGATAGTTTAATGTTGTCGATTTTTAATTGCATGTTAAGCAGCTCCTTCTAATTGGTTTAGTCGTTGTTTTAATATTTGGTTTTCCATCTCAAGAAAATTAATTCTGTCTGCATGATCGTCAGTGATGCTGATTAATTCTTTGATTGCCTTTGTATTTAAAGTACTATGAGCATAACCTTCAACAGCTTCGCCATCAGCCGATAAGACTTCAAACGGCGTTTTATACCCTTCACCGATAACAAAGCCCATCTTACTGATATAAACACCATCTTCAATATCGCCTTTCAAATAATACGAATATAGTTCTGCTTGATTTTTCAGAATATCTATCGCATTGATATTCAGTTTCTTTATATCAGTTTTAGTTGAAGCTAAAGAACCGTTATTAAAGGCTGAAGCGTACATAGGTGTCAGTGTTCCAGATAAATATTTCGTTGCTCTTACAGATGTATTTCCTTGAACATAAGTCACACCGTCTCCGCCGTTGTGGACGCGACCTGCTCCGTTCAATCTTATATCTCCGGTAATGGTCACGGGGTCATAAAAATAAAAACCATTAGATGCATTGGTCTTGAAATGCGAATACTCACTATTTCTTGGACCGATTTGAGTTGATGCATAAGGTGTAACGATATTGACAGGATCGTATGCGTTTGTGGCAGTTCTTTTTGATTCAATTAACATGCCAGAATCGCTGTTTAAAGCTAACGAACGCGCCGACAAGTATATTTTTGCAGAATAATCATAAGAAACCCCACTTCCATCTCCCGTTTCTCTAAGGAAAATATCTCCATTCTGTGTAGCAAAAAAATTGTTGTAGTTTATGCCATTTTGTAATGAATTTGCCCTTACAAGTATACTTCCGTCATCTATTTCGACAGTTCTAGTCCATGGCGGATAAGCTGTTGACGTTGAAGTGATTCGGCTACCACTAATATTAACACCGTTAATATCTATACCATTAATCGTCCCTGCATTGATTGTGCCTAGGTTACCAGTGATGTCAGATAAAACGGTGACAGCACCGACGAGATTAATCTTACTAGCATTAATTGACGCAACTTCACTCGAGAGATTAATATCACCAATAACACCATTTTTGTTAACCTTCAAATTAATTTCATTAGCTTGTTGTGTAATTGTCGTTTCTGCAGTATCTACTCGACCTTTCAAAGTGTTAAATGTACTTGTTTCTACTTTAGATGTAATAGCTCCATCTAAAGCATCGATGTCTATTTCTGCGTTAGATAAACGAGTGTTCATGTTATCGACAGTGGTTGAGTCTGCTTTTAAATTGATTCGTCCTGCTAGTTGATTGATTTCGGATTCGGCATAAGAATAAACAGAGTCGATTTCGGCTTGAACATCTTCTGGCGCTGGTGTCCAGTCTGTTGCTACGTTTCCTTTTTCTAGCTTTATCCACTCAATCTTAGAGTTTAAATTTGAATTAGGGAAGCCATAAATAGATATATCATTAACTTCCCTAGTAGCTTGAAAAGTTCCATAATAAATCCCTTTTTCAGTATCGTATTTTTCATTTTGGTAAATCACACCAAAAGGCGTACCACCACTGTAAAACAACCACGAGTGTTGGTCTTCTGATAATTGCCCTTTTATTTGATACGTATAGGACATTCCTATTTTTATTGTTTCTGATAGTTGGTATGTTTTATTGGGGTACCCGCTATTATTCACTAGCTCATCGCTATTTAATATTATGTTCCTTCCACCAACCTCAATATCAGCAATAGCCCCTGAACATAAGTCGCATCTACCTTGCTTGATATCTGACCAGCCTGTACAGTCAATTGCGCACTGTTGTCTGTTACTTTACCACTCAAAGCATCCACGTCAGTTTGATTAGCTTTTAAAGCAATCGCCTCTTGATTTTGACCGATTAGTGTACTATTCACACTTATATCTTGCACAATACCATCCATATCAGTTTGATATTGTGTAACAGATACTTTATTTAATAAGGCATTATCTATCTCTGATATAGTGTATACATCACCAACATTAACTTTATCTACTAGTTGACCATCCACATACTCAACACTTGATTTATCAGCTAAATCACTTGCTATTTCAGACATCTTACTGTCGTATGCCGTTTGTGAAACAGCATAAGCAAGCGCTTGTTGTAATACTTCCGCTGATTTGTCCTCTGCATAGTTTTTAGCATTGGTTTCGGCAGTTGATGAAACTGTATCAGCATGTGATTTAGCATCAATACCGACTGCCTCAGCAAATGTTTTACCTTCAGTGAAAACTATGTCATCTTTGTCATCAATTGTGTGCTTATCATACGTATACTCAAGCATCTCTGTAGCGCTGATCTTTTCTTTTATTTCCGCCTGCAATTGTTTCCAAATAGCTAACACTTGCTCTTCTGTAAATTCAACAAAATCACCAAGTTTTACTTCTTTCAAACTATTTTCAAATATATCACGTGACTGTTCAAATACTCGTGCTTCAACGTATAATGGCGGACTAAACTTTTCGTCTTTGATACGTATCGTATCACCAAAGCGTATTTTTTTATTCTCCATGCCAGGAACGTGTTCTAAGTCAACGATATTCGCACTATAAGTAATAACCGCATTGATACGCTTGTTTAACTCTGTACGACCATATTGTTCTAAATCTGATAATGTCATGTCTAAGTGTTCTGATTGTGGCTCATAGATACCGATTAAGTGTTTTAGTTCTCCCGTTATCGGGTCTGGCCTACCCCAGCGCCTTAAAGCATCTTCATCTTCTATTAGCGCTCCTAACCGATTACCCTCAATACCTTCTGGACCTAAGCACAATAATGCTGTATAGATGTCGCTTGTGTCCTCTGAACGTTCAATGCTGTCTAGGTCTTTACCGAACGTTACTTCTCGCCCGTCCCAGGTACCCACACGATCAAGTAAATCAACATAGCGATTAGTCACGCGATTGCCGTCTGTTTCAGTGCGAAAGCGTAATTCTAAATCAAATTCATTGGCCACTCGTTTTAGCATTGTAAAAGGGTTGGTGTGCGTATCAATTGTGATGGTGCGTAACGCATCACTTTCGACAGTACCAGGCCGCCACTCTGTTTCATTCGTCACAAAACTAAGCGCCGCAGTAGCGTTATAATCCGTAAGCGTTATTGGATAAATCACTTTAGCTTTTATTAGGTCTAGATAGCTTGCAGTAGTATAAACTTCTATTCGATCATTTGTTTTAATTACGTTTTGGATTATAAACTCAATATATCCTTCGTCCTCTGACGGAATGATTAAGCGATTGCGGTCTGTCAGTTTATCTGCGTAACTTAAATTAGGTAGACATTCAAAATCAAATTGTTCTAATTGATTTTCTAACGATTGTTTATGTGAGTTAAACAATACTTCACGATCAGATATAATATCCATAAGCTCATCATTTTGACCGTTTATGACGTGAATCATATCTCTCACCTCCTACTTAAACGTTTCTCTGAATTTCATAGTGACATTAAACGCATCAGATGGATGAACAACGAACTCGTTCGGTCCTTTCTGAAGCTCAAAAAATCTTGCGCCAAAGTCTTTTAAACGCATAACGCTCTCGCCATTTAATAGCATTTTTTCATCTTTATGATCAAACGTAATCATATCTCCTGGATAGGCAATATACGGCGTTTGGTCCTCTGTTGTTTGCACTAACTCAGTAACCTTCAATTGATTAATTCTAGGTACAGTCGCCGATGTAGAGCTTCCAAACTTACCAAAGTGCACCTGTACATACTTTAACTTACCTGTTAGAGTTTGACTGGTATCTGTGTAACTTACTCTTAAGACATCATAATGTTTAGGTATCACAGTACCTGTTGCTAACCTAGCAACATAAAATTCGAAATTATTACCTCTTCTCGTTAATCGTAAAACACCATGGAAATGTTGACCACGTTTCAAATAATTTCTTGACGATATGGCATAACCTTCGTTAATCCCTCTAAAATCACCGTATCTGCCTTCGGCAGCTATTTGACTAATATTTATTGTATTATCAACAATAGCCAATTTACCAATGACATTTAAACCCTCATCAAACAAATATGTTTCAATTCTAAAAGTGTCAGATGAACGATCTAACTCAACACGACATCTCATTTCCACTTCAAAATCTTGAATGACCGGAATTTCTTTCACTAAGGCAGGACCGTGCCACGCTGGTCCAGTACCATAACTAGAAGGTACAACTCCTGTTCCGTCTGTTCCTATCGTTCCCCCAATGACCGTATTCGTTCCATCGATTTCAGTGGGTGACGTTTGCCAACTCGAAAGTGATTCTCCGCGCTCGTCCAATACAACATTACGGTCATTCACAAGTGTTTGTTGTACGGTTGTCGGTTTACCAATCAGCATATATTCATCATGTTGATTCTGTATCATGGCAAACGTGACAGGTGTTAATACTTCTAACTCAAAGATTGGTTTTGCTTCATGTGTGCCTTCATTGGTCACTGAGACGTAATCAGATGGAAGGTGTAGATTCTCTCAGGTCCGTATGCATATGGGTCCGGACATATGAAAGTGATCGTTCCTCTTCGCTGGTTTCCAAAACGCGCAAAATCAGAGATATCACCTTCGACTTTTGCGTAGTAAACGCGATCAGGTTCATCAGGAAATTGTAACTCGACTGGTTCACTTGTTAATAACCAAGATTTTAACTGATCTAGCTTATCAAGAGCGTCAACATCATCTTCAACTATAAAGCCCACAGGTTGATTGATATATAATACGTCTGTTTTACTTGATTGAATATATGCTCCAGCTTTACCAGGTACACGCAATAAGTTATTAGTGATAGGAGCAAAAGGAGACTTTTGACGTCCTTCAAGTAAAAATAGCCATTCTTTTGTTTCGCCATTAAATATTAATTTACTATGTTGCAAAGCGCTCCCTCACTTTCTTGTCACGATTCTGCATTTCAGTAACGTGTTTATATGTTTGTCTACTTAACTCTCTTCCATCCATTTGATTGATTACTGTTGTATAAATGACTGCTTCGCCCGTCATCTGTCCAGAACTAGAGTTGTTTAAACTATCAATAACACGATTCGCTTCTCCACTAGGTCTAGCACCTGTCGCATATCCAGGTATACGATTCAAAGCTTTTAATATACCTTTCGTTTCATCGTGCGTAAAAACTTGATAACCAGATGGTCGATTGTACATACCGAAATCAAGCATTTCCCATTGATTACCGAGACGACCTAATTCATAGCCTTCTTCACCAGCCAAAAATGTCCCTCCTGGGTGATAATCTGTACCGTTTGCGTATTCAAATCGTGCCATATTTGATGATTTGGTCTGATAGTTAGGCTCTCTTATGGTTGGTGCAGAAACAGATATTTTCCGTTGGAATATACTTTTAATATTTCCCCATATCCTCGAAGCGTCTTCTTGTAACTCAAACCACCTATTGATGAGTGGTTTTTTCATTGTAATGCTATCTCCGGTGAACGACATCTTTATATCCTTAAACGTATCTTTAGCACTTTTATTCAAACTCATAAAGTTTTTAATTGTGTTATCCATCGATTTATCCCACTCAGTTTTAATTTCTCCAGTCGTTAACCTTATTTCTTCAACTAATTCTGGATTTTTTTCAACAGCTTCACTAATTACCGCTTCGTGCATTTCTTTTGCGCTAGCTATAGTTTCATCTTTCTGCCTTCTGGCTTCTTCGATGAGTTTATCTGCTTGTTCTTTTGATAGTTCACCAGTGACATCTCGCGCATTTTCAAAAGCGAGTTTTTGTTGATAAAATTGTTCTTCGGCTTCTTTTACTACTTCGTTCTTTTGTTCGTAAGAGTTTGAAATAACTTCTGATGCTTGTCTTTTAGTGATTGTATCAGCTTGCTCCCGCATTCTTTCAAGGATAATCGTTTGTTCTTTTTTCGCTTTCAGTCATAATGTCTATTGCCGTATTTTGACCTTCCTCTAACAAGCGATTAATCTCGTTTTGTTCCTTCTCAGTTATACCTCTGCCTTCTTCATAAGCTTTATTCATAATATCTATTGCTGTTGCATAACTCTCTTCAGCTTGCTTAACTCTTTCGTCATAACTTTTTGTGACACTTTCTAATATCTCTGCTTGTTCTTTTGCACTTATGTCCTTTGTTTCTTTAAATAATTCCTTTACGGCCTCTAGGCTTTCGATTTTCTGTTCTTGAAGACTGGATACAATTTGTTCTTTCATTTCTCCGAAAGTTTCTACCATCGAATCTTTCATATCTTCTGATACTGTTTTACCAGTCCAGGAAAGTTCATTAAGTAAAACTGTAGCTTCTGAATTTAGTTCTAAAAAACTACCTAGAGACTCTTCTGTAGTTTTTGATACACCATCACCGAATAACTCGACTTCTGGTATTAATTCTTGGCTAAAGTGTTTATACAAACCATACGATGCTAACCCCACCGCAGCTAATCCGCCGGCAAGGATAGGTAAGCTTCCACCGGTGCCAGCCAATCCCGCTATGCTACTATTTAAAGTATTACCAGCTGCACCCCTGTTACCGATCGCTTTTGTTAGATTCCCAATTCCTCTAAGAGCAGAGCCAGTCATTGTTGTAAATCCGCCAAATGCAATCGATGCCGGACCAATGGCGGCCGTTAAACCAATTAATTTAAGAATAGTCTGTTGCTGCTCTTCATCCATATTAGAAAATGCCTGTGCACCTTCTTCTAGCTTTCGAATCAGAGGCTCTGCTGCATCAATAGCATCCATAATTGCGGGAGCCAATGCATCACCTAAACTAATCGCAACATCTTTTATGCGATTCCACATAATTTTTAATTGTGACTCTGTGGTGCCGTATCTTTTTTCAGCCTCTTCAGTTAATGCCGTATTTTCATCCCACGCGTCCGATCCAATCTTGACCGCCTCTGTAAATACATCTGTTGCTCCTGCAGCACGAAGTAACGTATCACGTAATCGCACTTCTTTAATACCCATGTCATCTAAAATACCAATGGCGGATAATCCACGCTCTTCTGCTGTGGATAAACCATCAATGAAACTAATGATCGCTCCTGTCGCATCTTTTTCGTAAGCCTTTTTAAAATCTTCTGCGGAAACACCCGCAACTTTCGCAAAGTTCTCTAAATCTTTCCCGCCTTGTTCTGCTGCCAATTGCATATTAATCATGACTTTACTAAAAGCTGAACCACCAGCCTCTGCTTCAATACCTACAGAGGATAATGCACCAGCGAATGCTAATATCTGTGATTCAGTCAAACCGACTTGAGCACCTGCACCGGCCAACCTCATAGCCATACTACTGATTTCCGATTCGGTGGTGGCCAAGTTGTTACCAAGCGCAACAATTGTGGAACCTAGCTTATCAAAGTCATCTTGACTCATGCCTACAATGTTAGCGAATCGAGCGAATTCAGTTGCAGCTTGTTCACTCGTTAAATTAGTTGCTTCACCTAAGTCAATCATAGTTCGGGTAAATTCTTCTACCTTCTCTGTCTCAATACCCAACTGTCCAGCAGATTCAGCGACAGCTGCTATTTGCTCTGTGGTGGCAGGAATGTCTTTGGCCATGTCTCTGATACCTTGTCTTAGGTTATCGATTTGTTTAGCTGAACCGTCGACGGTTTTTTCTACACCTGCAAAAGCAGATTCAAAATCAACTGAAGCTTTAAATACAGCAGCACCGCCTGCAACAATAGGTGCGGTTACTCGCATAGAATAGCTTTTACCGAAGTCCGTCATCTTTCTCCCAACCGACTGCATACTTTTACCTGTTGAATCTAGTTGAGTACCCAAACGCTTTAAAGGATTAATCTGATCATCGATTGCTTTATTGATATTTTTAAGTTGAGTTTCTGTACGGTTCATTTGCGCTGTAGCGTTGTTATATTCTGCAGAAAGATTTTTTGTTTGTTCTGCATCTTCACCTTTTGCTTTCTTAGATTCTTCATAACGATGTCTGAGTTCTTTAACCTTCTCTTGTTGAGTTTGAAATCGTCTCGTAAGAATATCTGACTGCTCACGCAATCCTTTTAGGCTGTTTGTATAATCTTTACCACTAGAACGAGCTAAATTCATTTCGGATTTTAAACCCTTTAAATCTTGGGCGAATCCTTTCAAGGACCTCGTTGCTCCA